TTTATTAGCATCAATTGGAATACCACCTATTAATAAAGCACTTTTTAATTTCATATATTGTGATAAACAAGAGTAATTATAATATATTTGTTGCGCTAATTCATGATTCGGACAAATTATTAATATTTGTGGTCTTTCGATAGTTTTATCAACTTGATTTAAAGAACCTATTAAAAATGTTGCAGTTTTACCCGTACCTGATTGTGATTGTGCAATTAAGTCTCGTTGTTCTAACATAGGTTTAATAGCTTTTCTTTGTATTTGGGACGGAATTTCATAACCCATTGAGTATATACCTCGTAAAAGGTCTTCATTTAAATTTAGTTCATCGAATGATTTACATTCAGTAATAGTATATTCATTTGTTTGTGATGATGACATCTTATATTATAGTAATGTAAGATATAATCTTTAAATGATTATGTCAAACTTATTTTTCAAAAGTTGAATATAATTGATCATAATCGTATGAATTAGAACCTTGATATGGTAATGTATCGGTTTGTAAAGTTTTAGCAAGTTTATAAGAAAGTGCATATGCTTTTTGATTTTGGTCAATTATAGTATCATCAGTAGATTGTTTGATAGTCGATTCAAAATGTTCAAAACGTTTTTGTTTAGATGATAATTTAGAAGAAGATTTGCATGAATTTTTGATTATTTTTACACTTTTATTTTGTGCAAACTTTTCCACTTTTTCTTTATCTTTATCTTTATCACTTACATTTAAATATATTGTATTTTTTTGTTCCGGTAAATTAATTATAGCATCTTTAAGACGATAATCTACAACGGATGCTATTGTTATTCCTAAATAATATCCAAAAATGATTATAATAAAAAGGCCAATTAATATTTGTTGCCACTCTTTCATATTCTATTATTATAGAATAATTTATTATCCATAATAATATTAATATAGTAATATGTCTCAAAGTAAATGTGTTATTGGAACTAAACAATCACCATTAAATATAATATCAGCAAATGCAAAAAAATGTAATACATTATGTAATTTACGTTTTTTTTATAGAACTTCATTATGTACTATAGAAAATAATGGATTTAGTTTTACTATTAGATATGATCCCGGATCAAGTGTTGTTTATAAGGATGAAGTATTTAGTTTAGAATCAATAACTGTTACTATTCCGTCATCACATAAAATAGATGGTAAATCATATAATGGTGAGGTAATGATAAATCATAGAAATACTGTTAATAAAAATTTATTAATAATTTCAGTATTTTTACAAATGGATAATAATGATATAGCTAGTGCATCTAAAGGATTTTTAGACGAATTTATTGGATATTTACCAAATGATACAAGTGCAAAACAGATTAATTTAGGTTCACAATGGAATATATTTGATGTACTACCGGAAGATAAAGGTTTTTATAATTATCAAGGATCAACAATAAGAGAACCTTGTACGGAAAATGTTACTTGGATAGTAATGGCTAATCCGGTATATGCAAGTTTAAAGTTTTTTGATGAAATGAAAAAGAAATTTCCTAAGGAAAGTAATAGAGGCGCAAGAAATGATGATTCTCGAGAAATATTATACAATCCAAATACGGAAAGAGCTAATAAAGAAAATTATGGTTCATCTATGAGATGTTATGATGATCGAGCATTTAGAAGTCAATGTTCATTATTATCAAACAATGCATTAGTTGATAAACAAAAGGATGAATCATTAAAATGGATAATTATAATAATATTATCAATAATAGCAATAGTTTTATTTATACTTGTGATAGAAAGATTTAAATTTATGGAAAAAATTAAAAATGCAGGTACCAATTTAATGAGTAAGATAGATAATTTAGGAAGTAAAATAGATTATAGATCTAGAGGTGTATAAATATTTATTTTTTCTTAGATATTTTACGTTCTTTTAGGGATATACAAATTTCTTTACATTTAGAAACTTGTTTTTTTATAAGTTCTATAGCTTCTTTAGTTATTTTATTTTCATCTTTCAATATACGTAAAATTTCTTTGCACATATTCAATTGTTCTTTTAATAATTCTATTTCATTAGTTTGATTTTCAATATGATCTAGTAAGTCATCCATATAATCTCTCTTTTTCCAAAAAATAGTTTCAAATATTGGTTCTTTGTCTTGTGGATGATCAAAATGTTGTTTTTTAACATACCATTTAAAAGAACCACGAGATAGACATACTGATTTATCCGTAGTATAAACGAGTCTACCACCTTCACGAAAACATTGTTTTTTATTACTATCTAGTGTAACATATCTTATATTACAATTGACAGGTACTTCATCGATATTATCGATACGAATATAGTTATCGAGTAAATCTTCGATTTCATTTTTTGAATATTCTTTTATCCGTCTTCTTTTTTGTTTTATATTGATTATTTTATTAGACATCTTATAATATAATCATATTTTGACTTTTATAAATAAGCATACCGTGTTTAAAGAATTAAAATAATTATATGCCTATAATATAAATATCATATTAAAATGGGTTTAGGTTATATGTTACTTGCAGTAAAGAGTGAGCAAGATAAATATCTTATTGGTAATCCGCAATTCACATTTTTTAAAGGTGCTTATAGACGCCATACACATTTTGCATTAGATCCGGTTTATGTACCATTTATTGGTGAAACTGCGAATGCTTTTGGTCGTAAATTATATGTAGATATTCCAAAAAGTGGAGATTTATTACATCGAATGTATTTAGTATTTGATATTGAAATACCAAATCAAGTAGATATATCAAGTGTCAACTTATTTGGTTATTCATTTATTGATCATGTTGATATTATAATTGATGGTCAACTTATTGATCGTCATTATAGTGATTGGTTAATGTTATATTTAGAACTTATGCAGGATAAACGTAAAGAATTAGCAACCGGATTAATGACGGGTATTCATTCTCAAGGTAATAATAAAAAAACATTATTTTTACCTTTAAGATTTTGGTTTAATAATGATATTGGATTATCTTTACCGTTAATAGCATTACAATATTCAAATGTACGTATAGAAGTTCAATTAAATCAAAAAAGTATTGTAAGTACTTATGTTTCTAATATAACAAATTCATCTAATACTATACAAAATAATAGTCTATCACTAAATAGAATGCAAATGTTATGTGAATATATACATTTAGATAAGGATGAACGTGTATTATTTTCATCAAAACAATTAGAATATTTAATTACACAAGTTCAATCAAGTTTGAATAATCCCGTTCAATTATATACTTCTAGTATGCAAAATGATAAATATGAAGATTTAACTCATCGCTTTGATTTACGTTTTAATCATCCCGTTAAATCATTATTTTGGGGTATTAAAGATAATAGAGTTGATTTAAGTAGTGTCGATTTAACTGAGAGTATTTATGATAATACTACAGGTATATTATATTATAATTATTGGAGAAATGGCAATTGGCTAAGAGAACAAATGAAAGAATGTAATATAGTAATGAACGGTAAGGATGTAACGGAACCTTTAGAACCACAATATTTTCGTTTTGTTCAAGATTATCAACATCATTTAAATAGTTCATTATTAAATGTATATAATTTAAATAGAAGTGATAATAAAGCACCTAATAATAGATCTAATATATATCCTATAGGTATGGGATTTTATAATTATAATTTTGCATTCAATCCAACTGAAACACAACCATCTGGTTCAGTAAATTTCTCTAAATTAGAACAAGCACAATTAAAAATGAAGTTATATCGTGATATTGACAATTTTACTTATAGTGCAACATCATTAAGTAGTAATTTAACTGCAAAATACATCAATATATATGCATTAAATATAAATATATTAAGAATTATGAGTGGAAAGGCCGGTTTAGCATTCGCTACATAATATAGCTTTTTTTCATTTAATATAATAAAATAATACTATTATGTCAAATGCTAGAATTATGTTACTTGCTATAGGTGAGCAAGATAGTATGATTAATCAAAATGCTGATTATACTTTTTTTCAACGTGATACAAAAACACATACACAATTTGGTACTGATTGGTTAGTTGTTACTAATAATGAAAAGAATAATACTAATTTTATTTATGATAATATGGGACTAGATATACACGTTCCTATAAATGGAGATGTATTAACTGATGTATATTTACGTATTAAATTAGTTACATCATCACAATGGGATTATTCGGGAAATGTAGGTTCAATGGCGACAAATACGCGTGCATTAGAGACATTTGTTAATATTATTGATACCGTCCAATTTATACATAATAATAAAGTTATTAGTGAATTAGATAGTTTATATATGTTATCATATTATGATTTATATTTAAATCAACAACAAAAGAATGAATTAGTTCCAATGATATCATATGAATATGCTAAGTTAGGAGCACAAAATTCAGCAGCCGCGCCATCATTCATATATTTAAATATACCATTACCTTTTTGGTTCCATAAGTCACCAATGAACGCATTTCCATTATGGGCTATAAAAGATAATAATATTACTATAAGAGTGACTTTAAAACAATTTAAAGGTCCATCCAATCGTTCAATAAGAGATATAGAATGTTTATATAAATATGGTTTTTTGACACCAGAAGAAAAAGAAAGATTTACAAATTTACCATTAGAATATATAATAAAACAAGTTAATCGTGTTGATAAGGTTAGAGTTACACCTAATAGTACGTATAAATTAACTATACCACAAACACATTATATGGAATATTTATTATGGAATATATCATTAATGGAAGGATACCAAAATACATCAAATAATATATCATTTATAAAATTAATAGATGGTCTTAAGAGTGCATCATTGAATATTAATGGTAATATGTTAATTGATACAAATAGAGATTATTATAAATTAATTCAAAGATATCAACATTTTAAGTGTGATAGTACTTTTAAAGTATATCAATTTCAAGATATTAGTTCAGCACAATCATTAATATTACATCCTAATGAATATAATATTTTTCCATCTTTCTATGCAGATAATATTTCTAATTTTACTCCAATATTACCATTATATACTTATAATTTTGGATTAGAACCTATTTTAAATAAGGATACCGGTTTCTTAAGTACTGATCAATTTACACATAGCCAATTAACATTAGAATTTAATAATTTGAGTGATGTTATGATGGATCCAAGTGGTAATCAGTTTGCTGAATGTAGTGTATATTTAGTTCGTCATAATATTATACGTATTAAGGATGGTATATTAAATGTTTTATTTGCTTAAGAATAAAAAATTTTTTTTAATAAAAATATTTTCTATCGCTATAATATAGTATTTAATTTAAAATGGCAGGTGGTTTAATGCAATTAGTAGCTTATGGTGCTCAAGATATTTATTTAACAGGTAATCCACAAATTACCTTCTTCAAGGTCGTCTATCGTCGTCACACTAACTTCGCAGTTGAATCTATTGAACAAACATTCAATGGTGCTGCAGATATTGGTCGTCGTTTTACTTGTACAATTGCACGTAATGGTGATTTATTACATCGTTTATACTTACAAATTGATGTTTCTGCTGCAACTCCAACAGGTAACAATAATGCTTTCTTAGGTTTCCAATTATTAGATTATGTTGAAGTTGAAATTGGAGGTCAAGTTATTGATAAACAATATGGTGAATGGATGGCTGTATGGTGTGACTTAACTCATACTGTTGATCAAGCAGTTATGTTATCAAGTATGTTAGATACTGCAAATACAAATAATCTTTCATTAGATCGTTTACATATTCCATTACAATTCTGGTTCTGTCGTAATCCGGGTTTAGCATTACCATTAATCGCTTTACAATATCACGAAGTTAAGATTAATGTTCAATTCGTTTCAACAGCACCATCAGTCGTTGGTTTAGTTGGAAGTACTTACTTACAAAGTACTACTATTTGGGCTGATTATATCTTCTTAGATACTGATGAACGTCGTCGTTTTGCACAAGTTTCACACGAATATTTAATTGAACAAGTCCAATATTCAAATGCATTAACTATTGCTTCAAATGCTACAACAACTCAACACGAATTACGTTTTAACCATCCTGTTAAAGAATTAGTTTGGTTAGTTGATCCATCATCAAGTGATACTATGTTCAATACTTATGTTCAATGTAGTGATGCATTATTACAATTAAATGGTCAAGATCGTTTCAAACGTCGTTCAGGTGATTATTTCACTAAAGTTCAACGTTATGAACATCATACCGGTGCAGGTCGTGCATTAGCATGTGCTGCATTCCAAGCTACCGGTGGTGCTTCAGGTGGTAGTGGTAATCCAGTATTTGGTGGTGCAAATGTCTTAAGTGCTACTCACGTTTACTCATTTGCTCTTAAACCAGAAGAACATCAACCATCAGGTACTTGTAACTTCAGTCGTATTGATAATGCAGTCTTAAACTTATCATTCACTGCTGCTTCAGCTAATTCAGCAGTACCACCTGCATCATTACCTTCAGGTGCAGTCTTAAAGGTTTATGCAGTCAACTACAATGTATTACGTATTATGTCAGGTATGGGTGGTTTAGCATATTCTAATTAAGAAGTTTATTTATATGTCATTCTCATTACATAAATATTATGAGAATCACAAAAAAAAGTAGTAATATTATAAAAAAAAAGTAGTAATATTATAAAAAAAAAATAGTAATATTATAAATATAAACAAATATGACAGGTGGTTTAATGCAATTAGTCGCGTATGGTGCTCAAGATATTTATTTAACCGGTAATCCACAAATAACATTCTTTAAAATTGTGTATCGTCGTCATACAAATTTTGCAATAGAATCTATTGAACAAACATTCAATGGAAATACAAAATTAGGAAGCAAGGTAACATGCACTATTGCACGCAATGGTGATTTATTAAGTTGTTTATACTTGGAACTTGATGTTAATAACACGAATGATATAGCTGAACAAATTTATTTAATACTGCAATTTATTGATTATATTGAAGTTGAAATAGGAGGACAAGTGATTGACAAACATTATGCTGAATGGATTGCAGTATGGTTAGACTTAACGAGTAATTATGACCAACTTATTCAAATGCTGTACCTTGCAGAACGTGGATTTAATCCAGATAAAACGAGACTTCGCATCCCATTGCAATTCTGGTTTTGTCGTAATCCTGGTCTTGCTCTACCATTAATCGCACTTCAATATCACGAAGTTAAAATTAATATTCAATTTGCAAATAAAATTGTGATGAGTTCTAGTTCGGTTCCTTCTTTACAAATAGAAGACACCCGACTATGGGCAGACTATATTTTTATAGATACTGATGAACGTCGTCGTTTTGCACAAGTTTCACACGAATATCTTATCGAACAAATCCAATTTTCGAATGATTTACCTATTCCTTCGAATGCAACAACCATTCAACACGATTTACGTTTCAATCATCCGGTAAAAGAATTAATATGGATAGTTGGATTAAATGACTATACTCCATTTACGGATTATATTCAGTGTTCTTCTGCTCTATTACAATTAAACGGTCAAGATCGTTTTAAGAGACGCGATGGTGATTATTTCACACGTGTCCAACGCTATCAATATCATACCGGCGCAGGTCATTTCATAATGCGATACGGAACAGGTGCAAATTTGCCAAATATATCATACGGTTTGGAGTATATCCATATTTACTCATTCGCATTAAAACCAGAAGAACATCAACCATCGGGAACTTGTAATTTCTCCCGTATCGATAATGCGGTATTAAATTTAGAATTCCAAGCATCCGCAGGATATGGATATGTAGGTAATTTACCAGGTAGTTCAACTACATTACGTGTCTATGCCGTCAATTATAATGTTCTCCGTATTATGTCGGGTATGGGTGGTTTAGCATATTCTAATTAAGAAGTTTATTTATATGTTATTCTCATTACATAAATATTATGAGAATCACAAAAAAAAATCTATAGTAATAGTATAAATATAAAGAAATATGGCAGGTGGTTTAATGCAATTAGTAGCTTATGGTGCTCAAGATATTTATTTAACTGGTAATCTACAAATTACATTCTTCAAGGTTGTCTATCGTCGTCATACTAATTTTTCAGTCGAAGCAATAGAACAAACTTTTAATGGTGCAGCGGAATTAGGTCGTAGTTTTACATGTACAATTGCACGTAATGGTGATTTATTACATCGTATTTATTTACAAATAGATGTTGATATTTCAGGTAGTCCTGCTGCAGCTAGTTTATCATATTATGGTTATCAATTATTAGACTATGTTGAAGTTGAAATTGGAGGTCAAGTTATTGATAAACAATATGGTGAATGGATGGCTCTATGGTGTGATTTAACATTACCATTTGATCAATCACGTATGTTAGAATTTATGGTTGATCCAACAGATACCGGTGCAGGAACACAATTAAATCGTTTACATATTCCATTACAATTCTGGTTCTGTCGTAATCCGGGTTTAGCATTACCATTAATTGCATTACAATATCACGAAGTTAAGATTAATGTGCAATTTGAACCGGTTTCAGCAATGACTGTTGCACCATTTTTATTAAATGGTCAATATTTACAAGGTTGTACTATTTGGGCTGATTATATTTTCTTAGATACTGATGAACGTCGTCGTTTTGCTCAAGTTTCACACGAATATTTAATCGAACAAGTTCAATTTTCGAATGCATTAACCGTTGGTCAAGCTAATGCTACAACAACTCAACAAGAATTACGTTTTAACCATCCTGTTAAAGAATTAGTTTGGTTAGTTGATAATTCAAATAGTTTTAGTGATTTTACATCATATCAACCTTGTTTAGATGCATTATTACAATTGAACGGTCAAGATCGCTTTAAACGTCGCACCGGTGATTATTTTACAAAAGTTCAACGTTTCCAACATCATAGTGGTTGTGGTCGTTTCTTAAATTCAACTGATTCATCTACTACTGAAAATGAATCAACCGTATTCTCAAATACACATATTTATTCATTTGCTCTTAAACCAGAAGAACATCAACCATCCGGGACTTGTAATTTTAGTCGTATTGATAATGCAGTATTGAATTTATCATTTTCAGGTACTCCCGCTGCAGGTTATCCGGTTGCAGCTGGTATTACTGCAGCTACCGTTATTAAAGTATATGCAGTCAACTATAATGTTTTACGTGTTATGTCAGGTATGGGTGGTTTAGCTTACTCTAATTAAGAATATCAATATGTTTTTTATATTTTATATAAGATGTAAATAACAAGCATAAAATAAAATATATTTAAAATATAAATCATAAATGACCGGTAGTTTAATGCAATTAGTAGCTTATGGAGCTCAAGATACATATTTAACTGGTAATCCACAAATAACATTTTTTAAAGTCGTATATAAGCGACATACAAACTTTGCAATGGAATCTATTTCACAAACAATGAATGGTAATATAGGATTGGGAAATACATTCAGCTGTATATTAGGTCGCAATGGTGATTTAGTACATCGTATTTATCTTGAAATGACATTTAATCAAGATATTAGTAATGCATGGCGTGTAGGTCATCAAGTTATTGATAATATTGAAATCGAAATAGGAGGACAAATTGTAGATAGACATTATGGCGAATGGATGGATATATGGACGCAATTATCACATACTGAAGCAAATTGGCAAAAATTAGATAGGATGATTGGAGGTACTTTAAAGGATAGTAATAATCCTAATTATACCAAAGTATATGTGCCTTTACATTTTTGGTTTTGTCGTAATCCGGGTTTAGCATTACCATTAGTAGCTCTTCAATATCACGAGGTTAAAATAAATATCCAACTAAATTCATCATTTCTTATAGTAGAAGGTGATACATTTACTACTTCAACGGCACAATTATTATATTGTGATGTATATGCAGATTATATATATTTAGATACGGATGAACGTAGACGTTTTGCGCAAGTTTCACATGAATATTTGATAGAACAAGTTCAATATTCTAATGGTATAAGTATATCACCAAATTCAAGTACAACTAATAAATTATTTTTGAATCATCCTGTAAAGGAAATTATATGGGTTTCAAAAGATAATAGTGGAACTAGACATCCATTTGATTTTTGGGCAAGTCAAGGTTCTCTACTTGATAATACAACTATTGCACAGATACAATTAAATGGACAAGATCGTTTTCAACAAAGGGATGGAAGTTATTTCCGTTTAGTTCAACCATATCAGCATCATACCGGTGGACATAATCAACAAGCTAGTAATCCATCTACAAATACACCACCATTAGGTGGATTTTATGTATATAGTTTTGCATTAAATCCGGAAGAGCATCAACCTAGTGGAACGTGTAATTTTTCAAGAATAGATAATGGAACATTAGAAATAAATACCGGTGCAAGTGCAAGAGTATTACATTATTATGCCGTAAATTACAATTTGCTAAGAATAATGAGTGGAATGGCAGGTGTAGCATTTTCTAATTAATTGCGTAAAAACTCTAAAAAATATATTTTTCATATTTTTATTTTAAAATATGACGAATACGTGTAATATATACTTAAAGATTTCATATATTTAATTCATTATAGACTCTAATCAAAATGGCTAAAAAATCTACTCCTGCTCAACAAGCAACTCCTGCTCAAACTCAACAAACCACCGCTCCGGCAACACCAGCAGCTGCACCAGTACAACAAGCAGCTCCTGAAAAGAAGGCACGTGCACCATCAAAGAAAGCTGATTCAACTTCAACACCTGCACCTGCACAACAAACTGCAGCACCTTCAACACCTGCTCAAACACAACAAGCAGCAGCACCTGAAAAGAAGTCACGTGCAGCTTCAAAGAAGAGTGAAGCATCTAGTGAATCAGTTCCTGCAACACCGGCAGTACAATCATCAACTGAACAATCAAGTGAAGAACAACCACAATCAGTTGAAGCATTATTCCAAGCATTAGTTTCACAAGCAGAACAATTAATGGAAACTCAAAAGACTTGGTTAGCTACATTACGTCGTGCAGTTAAGTGTTATAATCGTGAAAGTCGCGAAATGGCTCGTACTAATGCTCGTTTACAAGCAAAACGTGCTCGTCGTCAAAATGCAGATGGTCAAAAACGCGCACCATCAGGTTTCCAAATACCAACCGGTATTTCCGATAGTTTATGTGACTTCTTAGGTGTTGCACACGGTACTAAGATGTCTCGTAATGTTGTTACTAAACAAATTAATAACTATATTCGTGAAAAGAATTTACAAGTTCAAGAAAATCGTCGTAGTTTCGTACCTGACACTAAATTAGGTGCTATCTTAGGTAAATTACAAGATGTTGACGCTTCAACCGGATTCACTTATTTTAACTTACAACGATATATTTCACGCCACTTTACTTCAAATAATGCTTCTGCAACTGCTACTAGTTCAGCTCATTAAATATGATAATAATCATATATTTTATATTATTTGATTATTAAAAGATTATTAAAAATTATTTGCAAAAAAATTTGATTAATAATTATTTAAAGTTTAATTACGTATTGAGAAACAAGCAAGATGTCTTCCAATTATTCAAATTATTCAAACGCAAATACTATGAACGCACAATCAGGTAACATTTATAGAGCAAATTCCGTTGACTTTAGTAAGTTCACATTTAGCGAACCAACTGCAAATAAATATGGCGGTCGCTCAAGTCGAGTTAAATATTCCGGTCAAGATTTCTATATTCAAGCACCTCGTATGCGTTTACCTTATGGTTTAGGTAAATGGGTCGATACAACTAATCCTGATAAAGTTAAATATTCTATCGATTTCTCTTTAGCAGGTTATAATAAAAATAAACCTGAAGAATATAATCCACGTATCGGTGAATTCTACGAATTTTTAAGTGATCTTCAAAAATGTATGATTGATAACGGTGTTAAAAATGCTATTACTTGGTTCGGTAAACCTAGCGAAACCGTTCGTAAAAGTATTGAAAATGATCCTGATACTTATATTCGTGATCTTATTAAATATCCTAAAGATAAACAAACTAAACAAGTAACTGATAAATATCCACCAACATTTAAAGCACACGTTGTAACTTGGGAAAATAAATTCATTATTAAAGCTTATGATGATGCAGGTCAAGAAGTTCGTGACTTCGAAACAGCATTCGTTAAAGGTACTGAAGCAGTCGCTATATTAAAATTAAAAGCAGTATCATTTCAAGGTAAAAGTGCTGGTCTAAAATTCGATTTAGTACAAATTAAATTATATCGTCCAGCAGGTATTCCTGATTATGCATTTATTGATGATGAAAATGATACTAAACCTATTCGTAAATCAGCTACTATTGATGATAGTGATGATAATGAAAGTAAACAAGGTTACTCAAATAATGTTGAAGATAGTGATGATGAACCTACACAAGTTCACGATGAATTAGATGATGAAGAACAAGATGATGATGAAGATGAAGAAGACGAACGTCCTCCAACTCCTCCTCCTGCAAAAAAACCTACTACTAAAAAAACAACAACTACTACTTCATCGACCGATATTAAACCAAAAAAAAAATAAATAAATAAATAAATAAATAAATAAATAAATAAATAAATAAATAAATAAATAACATACGAGTTAATAATATAATATGTATTATATCAATAACTCAAACAAAACTTTTTTTATTTTTATATTATAAATATACTCATGGTTAAAAAGTTCAATGGATCCGGACTTATGGATAAATATAATGAAATTAGTGATGATAATAAATATCGTATTCGAATAATTATTGCGGGTATTATTATTTTAGTAATATGTTACTATTTATATAAATTTTTGAAAGAAAAAATGGGTAATACACTAGCACTTATAAATACTATTATACTTTTTATAGCATTATCTTGGTGTGCATCTATGATAATGGATTATTTCGAATTGAAACAAATGAATACAAATTATACTATTTAATTAATATTTTATTTACAAATATATATTATAAATAAAATATGACTGATATCATTTTAATACTCCCTATCTTCCTCATAATTGCTCTCGCTGCAGGTTTTGTATTATGTCGAATGATGTGTTTAATGTGCTCCAAATACAGTTGGCAAGGTATATATATGGGTTTTTGCGCATGCGTTATTATTGGCTTTATAATTGCACTCATATTCAAAGATGAAATCATTAACGCTACATCAATTATTATATCCAACTTACCTCTATTAAGAAATATTCGTATATAATAAAAATATGATACGTAATTATCGTATCCTTAATAAAATTGGTTCAGGTACATATGGTATAGTCTATCGCGTTGAAAATACACAAAATCATCAAATACTCGCACTAAAAGATATGTATTTACACAATTTAAGCGAAAAAGAACAAAATCAACTTGTATTAGAAGTATGTATACAAAAATGTAATACTAATCCATACATTATTAAATATTATGATTCCTTTATCGATAATGATCACGTTTATATAATTTCCGAATATGCATCAAATGGTGATCTACAATCACTTATCAACTATCACAAAAAAAATAATATTATATTCAATAATCAATTCATATCCAAAACTATATTACAAATCATATTAGGTCTAGTATACTTACATAAATATCATATAGTACATCGTGACCTTAAACCATCTAATATATTTTTCGATAATAACTGGAATGTTAAAATTGGTGACCTTGGTATCGCCAAATTCTTCCCCGATAATAAATTGATTCACTCTTGTATTGGTAGTCCACTCTATATGAGTCCTGAAACATATTCAGGTGATGGATATAATGAACTTACCGATATTTGGTCACTAGGATGTATATTATATAATATGCTCACTTTTGAATTACCTTATAAAGCAGATAATATATTAAGATTAGCATATATTATCAATAATGAACCATTTAAACCTCTAAATGATCGTAAAGAATGGCAAACTATATTAAATGATTTATTAAATAAAAATGTAAAAAATAGACCAACCGCATTAAAATTAACTGATTCAACATTCTTAATTACACAATCAGGAATACAATTAAATGATATAACAAATATAACTAACTCATCTAATCGTATCGAAGAAAATATTACCAAAATATATAACGACATATCCGGTAATCTAAATTATCAATTAGATATTATCAATAAATTTAATCTCAAAAATACTATTAAATTACCTCCATTACTTATAAATAAACGTAATAGTGATAGTGCGTGCATTAAAGAACCTAAATCATATAGACGTTATAGCGATCCTAATCATAATAAATTATTATTACCATTATTAACTCATCGATGACGCTTTCTCATTGACTTTCTTTTATTCTTACTTGAACGTTTTCTTGATCTTCTCTTTCCTCCCTTCATTACTAATGAACCACTCATTAACTCACCATTGAATACCGGTGGAACACGACTATCATATCCAACTACAACTGCTTGACCTGCAATCTGTTCTAAACGTGGATCTAAATAATATCCATTACCACCGCCACCCATTCTATTATTACTATTACGTCTTGAACGTCTCTTACTACATAATGGCATAGTTCTTCTACTTCCACTTATCATTATTATATTATATACACCGATTATTTCTTTTTATCATATAATTGTTCTAACGTTAAATCGCCCCAATTATATATAACCCACATATTATATAACATATAATCTATTGGATCAACTCTATTACCATATGGCTCAAATACTTTTAGTCTATTTATCATATCCTTCTTAAAATCTTCTAACTTTTCATTATACCATATTGACTCATCTTCATTCGTTTTATCATCCTTCTTCTTTTTATATTGATTTATTAACATATCTAATCCTAATAATCCTTTTCCACCTTCCATTTTGAAATTACATAATATTATTTTTTTTTCAAAAAATATTCATATATTATAAAAATGACTCCAATGGATAATCAAAAACTTACTAATTTATTCTTTCTAAACTTACTTATTAATATTATTCTACTTTTTTTTATCATTTATATTTATCGCAAATTACGTAATAAACAAGGTCCACCGGGTCCACGTGGGCCTCCCGGTCCTAAAGGCGATATAGGTCCTCAAGGATTATCAACCGCTCCTAAATAAAAATACTTATTCATAATTATATTTTCACTATTATTTTTAAAAATATCTAATATAGTATCCTCATCATATAATTCATACATTAACATTAATGCAACTATCTCATAAATAGTCAAATACATATTTATGTGATATAAAGAAAACTTTTATTCTTAATTTACATAATGAATATTCCATTATATCTCAATGATTTTATCATTCACAAAGATATCGCTACAAAATTATCTGCCTTTACTGAGTATGTCCCACATATTATATTTAATGGTCCACCTTCATCCGGGAAAAAAACATTAATATATTCAATGATAAATAATATATACAATAATCATATTCCCGTGCAAAAATATAGAAATATTAAATTTGACGATATTACCGTAAACGGAAATTTAATTCCTATCAATTATATACAATCTCCTTATCATTTTGAATTTAATCTAATTGAATTTGGTTTATGTGATATTGATGTTATTACTCATTATATTAACAAAATTGTAGAATATAAAACTATTAATAACTCTTTCCGTATTATTCTATTACACCATATTGATCGATTATCATATGATACACAAAGAAGTCTTATATCATTAATGGATAAACATATTATAACAACACGTTTCTTCTTCATATGTAATAATATTATATCCTTAAATCCGGCATTTAAATCACGTACTATTAATATTAGAGTTCCATTTCCCAATCAATCTTATATAACTAATTATATAAAATTCAACTTTCCGCAACTTACTAATATACATATTAATAAAATTATAGAATCATCTAATAATAAACTATTTATTATATCAAATATATTACCTCTTATTAAGTATTCAATTGATATTAATCCAAATAGTGAATTAACTGATAATAAATTACATGAAATTTTATCCATAGAAAATATAAATTCAACTATTCATAAATTAGTACCATATATAATAGATAAAAATATTGAATCTATTAAATCAATAAGGTCTATATTATATGATTGTTTATTATCAAATATACAAATTAACGATATCTTTAATGATATAATTAATTATGTAATGCAACATAATAATATTCCTTTATCATCTAAACAATTATTCTTACAAGATGTTAATAATTTTTCTTCTAATATTATGAATATTGAATATAATATCATTATAATTGAATTTTTGATATTTAAAGTTAAAAAACTATTTCATCAACATAATGTATGAACAATATTATAAGATTTTAGAATGTTCACCTGATGATGATATTAAATTTATACGCAAACAATATCTACGATTAGCACTAAAATATCACCCTGATAAAAATATTAATCACGGTGACCGATTTCGCGAAATAAATGAAGCCTATCAAATTATTTCATCATCTACTAATGAAGATAATATAATAAATCATACACCAATCGATTTATTATATGAAATGTTATCTAATTATGATAATGATCTAGCTGATGTTATTTATGATACATTAGGATTATTAATACCAAATACTAAAAATATTCAAGATATTTGGAAACAACTTATTAATATACCAAAACACGATTTAATTAAAACAGGAACTAATCTAATAAAACAATATCTAGAAAGAAAATGCAATTCTAATTCTCATAATAATTATAAATTATATATCAATAATGATGAACTTAAAGATGAATATAATATTGAATGTTCTATTGACTTTTTAAAAAAATACTCTTCTATTGAACTTTTTATTAATAATAATTTTATCACTAAATTTGACTTAAAATATCAAAATATATCTATTAAATATAACAATATTATTCACGATTTCTATTTTATTGATAAATTTATTAATGGTTATAAAAGAATTAATACATATGATATTTTACTAGAAATCGATAATGTTCCCATCAAGAATATTAATAATATTATATCTATATCATATCCATTCATCAAAGAATCTAATTTAGAAATATCATTATATCTGTCATCTACTTCAAATATCTATTTATTTAATAATTTAGGTATATGGAATCCTAATATTAATAATTATGGTAATTTATATATTTCATTATCATTCACTTATAATATATATCATAATGAATTTATTAAATTAGTAAATGATTATATTTATAAAAAACCTGATGTAGTATTATCTATTTATGATCTATTCAATAAATAGTAATATATATGTATATGATAAATATGGATATATTATTGAATGATATAAAACCTATATTTGAAAAAAATAAAAAACAAATCAATAAAGACATTTCAAAAAAAATTAAAATTAATAAACCTATTTCCAAAGATTCTTATTTAATTTCTAAAAGTTACCAAGATTATATAAATTCATATTTTAAATACAAAGAAATTATTACATATTCTTGTAATAAAAATACTATAATCATAAATTTATTTACTACATATAATACGGAACATAATGTATGGACGAATGATGATTATGATCTATTAGATTTAAATGTTATTATGATGTTCACTATAATGGATTATACACATTCTATTAATAATAAAGTTAATATTTATTTTTATCCAACAAATTTACAAAAAAAATGGAATGGTAAAGAATTAACTCCTGAAGTAATAAATTCCGGTTATACGGACCATTATTCTAGTAAATATATTCTTATTTATCGTAAGGAAGAATATAATCGTTTATTATTACACGAATTAATTCATTATTTATCGCTTGATAGTGCAACTAACTATAAAATATGGTCCTCTACACATATGAAAATATCATTAGATTACAATATTTTTAATCATATTAATTTATTTGAAACATATACCGATACATGGGCTATAATATTATTAATTATTTTTACGAATATTATAGAACCTAAATTATCATTGAATAAATTATTAGAAAAAGAGAAAGAACATATATTATGTATGGTTAAACAATTATTATATCAATTAAATATTCCTGATATTGATAGTATAAAAATACATACTTGGATACAACATACATCTGCATTATCATATTATGTATTTAAATATGCAACATTGAATATGAAACATTTTATAAATAAGTATCCATTAGGTATAAAATTAGATAATAAGAAAGTAGAAGGACTATATGAAGATATACGTAAGGAATTAAATGGGAAATTTATAGAAATGAAAGATTGTTCAAAGAGTGCAAAATTATCATATTTAGGATATGATATATAAATGGACATAAATAATTGTTAATTTATAATAAGATATGGGTGTTAAAAATCTTAACTCATTAATAGAAAAATATAGTCCAAATGGTAAATCTCGTCAACATTTATCCATATTTAATGGAATGACTTTTGCAGTAGATACTAATGTGTATTTATATAAGTATTTATATGGTAAGAGTAATCATATTGATGGGATGTTTTTTATGGTAAATAAGTTTAAAAAATTTGGAATAACACCTATATTTATATTTGATGGCAAGCCTCCAACTGAAAAAATGAATACAATTATACAAAGGAGAGAAGCAAAAAATAAATTAAATGAGAGAATATTAGATTTAAAAGCACAAATTAATAATGAATATGAACAAGAAGATATAAAAGAAGAAATTTCAAATATAGAAAAACGTATTGTATTTGTTAATGTAGATATAATACAAACAACTAAAGAATTATTTGATCACATGGGTATATCATATATTGATGCATCAACTGAAGCTGAACAATATTGTGCCAAATTAACACATATGGGATTAGTTTCCGGCGTTGTTTCAGAAGATATGGATACAATTGCTTGTGGTACTAAAATGGTTATTAGAAATTTTAGTAATCGTGACGATATGGTAGATGTTTATTATTTAGATAATATTCTTACTGAAATGAATTTGTCATATGATTCATTCATCGATATGTGTATATTATTAGGTAACGATTATATGCAAAGACCTAAAGGATATACACCAAATGAGATATATATGGATATATTGAATTATCATTCAATTGAATCAGTATTGAATAATCGTGATATAAAGTTAAATAATAATGTTTATCGTTTACGTGAATTATATTTAATAAAAAATATCGAAATAGATGAGTCATTTATATATGATCAAAAAAATAAAAAGCGAAATATTGATAATTTATTAACTTACATGAAATCAAATTCTAATATTGATGAACAAACTATAAAACATAGAATCAACAAAATGTATTTTAATACTCACTCTATTTATAATTTAAACAGTCCACCTAATAAAAATTACGGTTATTGGAGATAAATATTCCATTCTATTTATAATTAAATAAAATAGAATATAGTTATATATTATATTAATTTGAATCAATATGGATGTTCAAAACATGACTGATAAATGGGAGACACATCTATGGTCAATCATTGATTCATATTTTAAGAATACAGATAATTATCTGTGCAAAAATCAATTAGATTCATATAATCGTTTTTTAGAAATAAATATACCAAAAACTATTCGTCAATTTAATCCACTCATATTATCATATAACCCAACTACTGAAAATAATTATTTTTATGAATTACGTATAACAATTGGTGGTTCTATTAAAACTATTGATGATGATAAAAAAGAACAAGTTATTATTATTGATGAAGATATTAATGAAACCGGCCAATTATATACTTCCTTTAAATCTATGGATAACGCCGTTGTTATAAATGATGCAAATAACGTTTTTATTGCTAAACCTATTATCCAAGAAATAGTAAGAACACAAGATGGTGTTTCTATTAATAGAAAACCATTATATCCTAATGAAGCACGTTTGAAAAATTTAACTTATAGAACTGAAATTCAAGTTGATATACTTATTGAATATATTGTTAATGATCCAAAACAACCACGTGTTATTCGACGATTCAAAAATATTAGTCTTGGTAATGTTCCTATAATGGTACAAAGTAAAATTTGTAGTTTATATGGTATGAAATATGATACACTTCGTCTAATGGGTGAATGTGAATATGATCATGGCGGTTATTTTATTTTCGATGGTAAAGAAAAAGTCATTATTGCACAAGAAAGACAAATTGAAAATAAAATATATACTAGCCAAATTAATGATATTAATAGCAAATTTTATGCGACTGCAGAAGTACGTTCCGTTCCTGAAAACAAATTTCAACCTGCACGTATTACTTCACTGTATTTATGTACTGATGATAAACCCATTCCAAAATTTAAAGGTATTTATTATAAAAAAGATGGTATTTATGTAGAAATTCCATCAATTGGAATTAAAAAACCAAATGATACATTTTCACCTATACCAATTCCATTATTCATAGTATTTAGAGCATTAGGTGTAATAAGTGATGAAGAAATATTGAGAATGATTGTAGGAGAAATGAATACTACCGTAAGTAAACGAATTATAGATTTTTTATTTCCTAGTATTAAAAATGCCGATTTATTTGATACCGATATTTGGAAATATTCTAATATTAATAAAGTTTTCCCACTATTTGATATCAAAGATAAAGATAATACTACTATAACCCATCGATGTTTTATAATGTCTCAATATGAAGCATTAATGTTTTTATCAACTTTAATAGACCCACGTATTATTAGTCCATCTATTACAAATGATGAAACTAGAATAGCATGTATTGATGTTATATTAAAAGACTATTTTTTACCACATTGTGGACAACTTAATATACATAAAGCATATTACTTAGCATATATGACACGTGAATTAATTGAAACCGTATTAGGTATAAAACCATACACTGATAGAGATAATTATATGTATAAGAGGGTAGATTTAGCAGGTTTTTTAATATCAACATTATTCCGTGATTTATATTTTCGTGTAAAAAATAGATTAATTGCAGTATGTAATATAAATCATAATAAACACGATAAGG